TCCCCAATACCCATTCACATCCAGGAGTTTCATTATTAGCAAAAAGTTTTTCAACTTCACCATTATTCCACCACTTTCTACCAGTCATATAATTTTTTCTTTTATCTTTAAATTCTTGGGAACGAGTTGCCCCTTTTTTATTTTGTGGTAGTTTTTCTATATGCTCTTTTGATTTTTTCTTACCAGATAAAGCATTACTTATATTTTCTCTATGGGACTTTGGAGCAATTTTACCATAGAAAGGATGATTTACACCACTCATTTTTAAACTTTGAATTTCTTTCTGTTCTTCACTTACAATCCTACCAGAAGTTCCTTCACCTCCATCGGTAAGATTTCTTAAAATACCAGTCCCATTATCTTTTCTACCATAAACATCAATCATATAAACTTCGTGTTTGATTGCTTCTTGTTCTGTTAGGTTTCTTTTTAGATATATTATTCTATCTCTACTTGGTAAAGGCACAATTCTTTTTTTAACATACATTCTAAACCCCTTACCTTTACCGATGTAATAAGGAGTTCTATCCTCACGCAAATATGCGTAGGTGTAATAGTTATTCATACTGCTTTATGTGTGGTAATACTATTTATACAAGAAAAGAGGCATTTCTGCCTCCAATCTTTTGCTTAGGTTACCACACATAAGCATCACTATTTAGAAAGGAAACTTAATACTCCCAGTATTTAGTTTCGGAATAGGAAGTTTTTCAAATGCCTTATTCACTTGATTCTCTACAACCTTACCAACAAACTGCTCTGGATTGTTTAAGATTGCTTCTGCTTTTTTATAAGTCACATAAGCACCATAACAAAGTGCTCCACTAATGAGAAGACTTGTCGTTGATAGAATGAGTGCTAGGTTCTTCATTTTTCATTTCCTCGTTTGCTAATTTTAGTATGTAGTAAATGATATACAATACAAATATAAGTCCTGGTCCAAGAATCGACATTACTCCCCAAGGAAAATCTTGCGGCATTAGTATTTACCTTCTACACAATAATCAGACTTCTTGTTGGGAACATATTCCTTATAACCCTCTTGTGGTTTCATCCACCCACAACCAATCAACCATTCCATTGTCATAGGAGTAGGTCTTACTTGATCCCAAAGTGGTCCATTAGCACACATTTCCAGTTTTTGTGCAGTTACATTAGACTGTTCCTCTGCCCAATTAGCATCTGCTTCCCATGGAACAGCACGACTTTGACCCATACTCTCATAAGCAAGACGAGTTGACTTCATAACCCAAGCAGGAATCTCAGTGTCTTGATGAACCTGTGCCATAAAGGAGGTTTTGAGTCCACCACCCATACAGTCCTGAACAACATGCCATCCTTCGTGTCTCATCGTTCCTAGAAATTCTCTAGGGTCTTTAAGCAATTCTTCATTTACAAAAAACCGATTGTATTCCGGTTTATATAAACCGATTGTTCTTGGAGTGAAGTATCGTGCTGGTCCAACATAAACAGGAACTCCAAGTTTTTCAAGACCAGCAAGAATCTTTTGTATCTCTTCTCTAAAAGTATCAAACTCTTTTCCTTTAATTAGTGAAGAGTCTACAGTGAGTTGTTCTACACCATCAGTACATTCCTTTAAAATCATACAACCCATCGATGCCAGGCTATATGCTGGAACGGTGGGTTGTTTCTTTGCAACTGTATTAGCACTTGTAGGTAATGCTAAAGATATTGACAGACTAATTGCAGTAAAAAGTTTTTTCATTCATTCCACCAACCTTCCTCTTTATGTATCCATACTTTTAGGTCTTTTACATACTTTCTTAATATTTCTGCTTGAGAAAGGTGCCACTCATCACCTGTCAATAGATGCTGCCGAGTATGTTCATCGACAGCATCTAGACACTTCTTAATTATCGGGTTCCAAGGTTCCCGAATAGGAGTATTCCATTCTCTTGGCATAATACCTCATTTTTTCTTGCCACCATTTTTTGCCTTGTTTGCATTCGCATTACCAGAGTTCTGCTTTTTGTTATTGGCAGAACCTGCACCACCAGAACCTTTCTTTCCCTTGTTTGCGGATTTAGACATTACGCTCCAGTGCGAGGTGTAACTTGACCTTCTTCAAGTGCTTCAACTCTTTCTTCAAGAGATGGTTCTGCAACAGCAACTTCTGGTGCTGGTGGTTCTGGAGTGGGTTCAATTACCACTTCTCTACGTGGTTCTTCTTTCTTTTCATCTTCATCACCACCCTTCTTCATTGTGTTAATACCGAAAGTTGCAGCAGATGCAGTGAAGACAGTTGCAATAAAAGTGGGGTCCATCTTAGATAGAGCCCCAGCATAACTAGCAGTAAGAAGAGCAGCGGACCAACCCAAGATCGCAATACGAATAACAGTACTCATACATTTACCTTTCTTGTCGTTTTCCATCAGTTCCGTGTGATGAAGTCTGTCTTATTTAGGTTTTTAGAACCTAAACTTAACATTTGCGGAAACTGCAGTGTTACTTACACCATTATTAATCTGATGAATTCCTTGAACACTAACAATCTCTTTGTAGTCAAGAGTTGCAGATGCTTCAATAGCATTATCAGTTGCATAAGAACCTTCAATACTTAAACCAAATAAATCTTTTTTCTTACCACCAAAACGAGTTTCAAGTCTCAGACCTGCTTCACCGACGTGATAAGTTTCATTGATACCACCAACACTTCTTACTGATTCAGGAGAACCAGTTTCACTGAATGCGTTTCTTGTATAATTACGAACAGTATATCCAACGAAAGGAGTTATATTCTTATGAGCATGAATGAAAAGTCTATTGCTGACCCACCACTCTTGTCCAGAAGTCTGACTTTCATTTTTGAAAACTCCAGCAACATTTCTAGATACATTATAGTTATTTTGAGCAAGACCAGCATTCGTCAGAAGTGATAAAGTATTACCTCTCAACATATTAAAGACGCCATAGTGACTCTTCAGAAGTTTAGAAGTGCTATCGGTTCCATTCAGATTTAGAGTTATATTATTATACTGACCACCAATCGTCCAGGTTGGTTTGATATCAATCTCTACACCACCACCATAGATGAATGAAGTTCCAGAGTAACCATTCTCTCCATGTGACCAGGCATAGTAATTTTTACTGAACACTTTGATTTTTTCTTTTGACTTAGTTGGTTCGTGATTGAGAAGTCCTTGCAATCCTTCACCAATCTTATCCATAACTTCGTACTGATCTACACGACCATAGAAGTCAGCATATTCGTGAGTAGTTGCAACTGTGCTTGCTTGTGATGTGGTTACAACAGCAGTTCCATTTGTAACTACCGTTGAATTATCACTATAAGTATCGGTTGTAACTGGTGTTGTAGTGATGGTTGTAACAGAAGTTGTTGTTACATCAGTTTGATTGTGGCGGTTGATTCTTTGTCTTCCACCATCTTCTGTTGCTGTGTGAGTAACAGTTGTTTCGGATACTGGAGTAAGAACAGCAACAGTTGAAGATACATTATTAGCAGTATTAGAACTTACCAGAGTTGGTGCTGGTGGTGCAATTGGTTGTCCAGTTGTATCATTAATACCATCACCATCAGCATCACCAGAAAGTGCTGCAGCGGTAAGAACTACAGTACTAGAAAGGATGACATTATCCATAGGCATCCAATTAGCTGTTGGAGCTCCAGCAGCATTGTAAGTGAATTGATAATCTCCAGCACCAAGTCCAGTAAAAGTTACACCCTGCCAAGTTGATGATACCTGACTATTGCTACCATAAGCAACTAATTGTGATCCGTTAGAAGTAAAATAGTTTGTACCATCAATCAATCCATCCGGTCTTGTTGCTGAAAGTAAAGTCCAGTTAACGGTTGTTGCAGAAAAATTAGTTCCGTTGATACCTTGTAACGTTAAAGTCCCTTCGTTAAAGGTAGTTCCTGGATGCCAGTTACCATACCAGAAAGTAACTGATCCATTACCACCACCAACATATCCGATGGAGTTGGTGTGAGATAATGCTGCAGTTGGCACTCCAAGTAAGAGCGCAGACGCTGCAGCCAGCGCCTTTTGCGTGTAAGACATAGAAAAACAGTGAGTCGGTGGTTTGAGATTCTCTAGAACCTACAAATCACAACTCACTGCGGTGGTGGAGTTGCTTCAACTCAACGGTTGAAACTATTTAGTCATCCCTTCTTCCAAGATTCACCTTCTGTCTTTCTTCTACGCGCCAATCCTGCTTCTACATTTGAACCAGGATTTCTGTAGAGGTATAAAGCATCTGGAACTAAGTCCCATTCTTTATTCTTCAGGCGTTTAGTAATAGTATTAAAGTTATCACCACCGTAAAAACCGGCACCAAGATTATAAGCAAAGCTGAGCAAAGCTCCTCTTTTTCCATCTGACATTTCACTCCAATGTGGGATTTTACGCAATGCAGGAAGGAACTCTTTCTTACATTGTTCGATGAGAAGATCATCTGCTTCTGCTTGCGAAAGAGTATCGCCAAGTTTAAATGCTGAACCATCCTTCTTACGGGTTGAACCCCAACCAATTGTGATTGGAAGTCCACCAGTCAGAGGGTCTGGATATGCCTTAAGATGACATCCTTCAAACTCTTTGATTAACTTGATTCCCATCTGTGGGAGATCATCACCACCAACTACAGGCGCTGCAGCAGCAGGGGTTGCTGGTGCAGCACTAGTCTTTTTTCCGCGATAAATCTCTGCCCAGTCTACATTATCTTCCAGATACTTAACTGGGAGATTATCTTCTAACCACTGAACTGCTTTAACATGATTAGGGTTTCTTTCATCATAGAACTGAAAGAAATTATGAAGATCGATTTTTGCCATTGTTGTCTCCGAAATAACGTTGATAAAGTTCGTTTGCTTCTAGATGCTTTCCATGATTAGTAAGTTCTTTAATCACCTTAAGCATCTTTGCCTTAAATCTAGTCGAAGATTCTACCCCATCCATCGTTGCCTCCTGGACACCAACGGTGCTTGAGAACTGCTTTGGTGTAAATTGTTTTCTTACCGTTAGTCACAGGTCCAGTATAGTTATCATTCAATGAACCATATGGATCATTCACAAAATATCCCTTACCATCTGGAGTCTTACCAATTACAACACACATATGCCCACCAGTAGGTGCAGAAAGAGAACCCCTATGGAGTATGCCAATAACAACGGGCTTTCCAGCATCCAAACTTTTATCAATATCAGCAAAAGATAGATTGTAACTAAAGTGTGACTTAACACCATAACCTGCCAGAACTTTCGTCTGTACGGCATGATCAGTTGTATCACCAATTGCAAATACTTTCTTGACATACTCATCATCGCCCTTAATGCTTCCTGGCTTAAGGAAAGCAAGGCACATAGCGCACGATGAACTGTTACAAGTTCTATGTGCATCTCGGTAATTGTCTACTTGATTGAAATATGGAACATTCAGAACTGCTGGTGTAGGTGGTTTGGTTCTAAAAATTCCAATCCAATCGGTTTCTGAATCGTCAAGGAATTGAGCAGGTAGGTTATCTTCTAACCATTGAACTGCTGCTACATGATTTGAGTTAGTGTCGTCGTAAAACTTAAAAAAGTTATGAAGATCCAATGTCATCTTCTTCTCCTATGTACTCTAATGAAAATACATCATGCTCTGGAATATCGGGATTCAACCATTCACTAAATTCAGATTGAATCGCATGGGCATTTTCAATATTTTTTTGTTCACATAGGAAATGCATCCTGTCAATTGCCCAATCGTGTGATTGACGAAGAGTAGTTTCAAGTGTCACCATAGTATTTAGAAAATCATTATCTTTTTTTAGTATAGCACTCCTGGTCTTTGACTGCAAATCTAAATAGTCAAATAAAGAATTCTTATGGATTGGCAATATAATGGAGAAGTCTTTACCGATGTTCCCAAAGGGATGGAAGGGTTTGTTTATATAATTACGAATCTTACGAACAATAAAAAATACATTGGTAAAAAACATTTCTGGACAAGACAAAAGAACAAAAAAACAGGAAGAAGAAAGACCGAAGAGTCTGATTGGAAAAACTACTTCGGATCTTGTGATGAACTTAATGAAGATGTAAAGAAATTAGGTAGAGAACATTTTCTTCGTGAAATCCTCTACCTATGTCCTCATAAGAAATCTATGAGTTATTATGAAACTTATGAACAGTTTAATCGTAATGTACTGATGAGTGAAGAATATTATAATACAAATATTGGTGGAACCTTTTATATGAGCGAATCTGAAAGAATTTATGGCATCGTTCTTAAGTCTTCTAAGATTAGCTAAAGCCTCATCTTCAACCGGGACAAAGGTAGTCTAGACAAAAAAAGGGGACTTGTCAAGCCCCCTTTGAAGATGTTATAATGTGATCAATTCTGAGTTACATAATACTCAACCATATCATCCCAGGTATATTGTGAAAGATCATAACCTTCCTCTACAAGACCATTCACCCACTCTTGAATTTCTTCAGCAAGTAAATAATCCTCATATTGTTCCATGATTGTACCAATTGCAGTTTCATCCATTTCCATCATAATGTAATTTGCTTCGTCTAAGGTGTCTGCATGACCCTCAGACAGCAAGTAATTTAAAACAACATCGTAAGGTTGATATGATTCTTTTGCAGTTACAGGGGTTTTATTTTGCTGTTCCAATTTTTTCTGTTGCCTTTCTTGTTCTGCCTTTAAAGCATCTTCTACTGCTTTAGTATCAATTTTTCCAGGACCTTCCGGACCACCCATCAATTCTCCCTGACGCTGCTTAGATCTGTTGCCCATTTTACGAAGTTCTTCAGCATCTTTTTCCATTTGACTTTGACCAGTGCCCCTTTGAGTGCCATCTGGGTTTAGTTTAGCAGCAAGTTCTGGTTTTGCCTTTGCCCAAGTTTTTAGTCCTAGTTCTTCTGCTTCTTTAGTTTTTCCTTGTTTAATGAGTTCCAGAACCTGCACCTCCAAGTTTTGCTCCCATATATCCAGCAAGAACACCAGTACCTCCGATTAATGCACCTTTAGCAATTCCTGGAAGTACTGCTTTTGCTTTTGAAGCAACATCCTTTACTTTTTGAGTTGCTTGACTTAGTTTTGCCTTTGAAAGTAATTCTGCAGACTGCTTACCAGTCATTGGTTTTCCACCATCAACTGGTGATTTTGTTGGACTATATCCACCAACATTTCCTTTTCTCGCTTCCTTTTGAGCAAGATTTTGTATTCTTCTTCTTGCTACTTCAGGTCTTTTGGAATTTTGAATTATATTTGCAACTTTTTTTCTTGCAGGTTTTGATGCTATTCTTCCCGCAAGTTTAATGGCACCACCTAACAATTTATCTGCCAAACCCTCATAAATTGCAACATCAAAAAGTTCTAATTGTTCTTGAATATAATCTTCAGAAACTACACTTTCGGTAAGAATACTTTCATCAAAACTCAAATACTTTT